GCTATGGTACAAGCGCTTCATCCTCGGCCAGTGGGCGCTGGCGGAAGGCGTCGTTTATGACATGTTCGATCCGGCTCAGCACGTCGTTAAGTCGCTNCCGCCCATGCGACGTTATTGGGTCGGCATCGACTACGGCACCACAAACCCGACGGTGTTCCTGCTGGTCGGCGAGGGTGCGGATGACTGCTTGTACGTGTGCCGGGAATGGCGCTGGGATAGCGCAGTCAAAGGACGACGCTTGACCGACCAGCAGTTGAGCGCCGAATATCGGCGGTGGATCGGCAACGTGACGCCACGGCGGATCTTCGTTGACCCGTCGGCGGCGAGCTTCATCGTACAGCTGTATCACGACGGCGTGCGCGGTATCACTCCCGCAGACAACGCCGTTATTGACGGTATCCAGGACGTTTCAACGTTGCTGGGCGCCGGTCGGCTGCGAATCCACGAGTCCTGCACGGGACTCATCGAGGAGATGGGTACCTACGTGTGGGACGCCAAGGCGCAGGAGCGCGGCGAAGACGTCCCGATTAAGCAGAACGACCACGGTCCCGACGCGCTGCGCTATGCCGTGCGCGGCACGCGGAAATTCTGGCTGCGCTGGGTCACGGGTATGAAAGGAGCGGCTGTGTAGTGGCGCTGCCTGCCGAGAACCAGAAGTGGCCGCCAGAAATCTGGCAACCGATCTTCGCCAAATATGCCGAGTGGGCTGCCTGGTACTCGGGCGACCCGAATCAGCTGGCCGATGTGTACTCGCGGCTGGTCGAGACGCCGAACCCGCGGGGGCGGTTTTGGGCTAAGGAGCTCCGGAATGAGCGCAAGGTCATGCTTCATGTGCCCATTGCCGGCGACATTGCGGAGACCAGCGCGGACTTGCTGTTTAGCGAGGTCCCGGACATCAGCATCCCAGAGGCTCATGATGAGAAGGCCCCGGACGGTGCCAAGGAAGCGCAGGATCGCATTTGGGAGATTTTCGACGCCGGCGGTATGCACAGCAAGCTCCTGGAGGCAGCGGAGTCGGCGGCCGCCCTTGGTGGAGTGTTCATTGGACCGGCCTGGGACCTCGAAGTCGCTGATTACCCCATTCTCCGCGTCGTCCAGGCTGATTGTGCACTACCCGAGTTCGCCTGGGGGTATCTGCGGGCCGTCACCTTATGGCGCGTGCTGGAGAACGACGGCCGCACTGTCTGGCGCCACGTCGAGAGGCACGAGCCAGGCGTCATCCTGCATGCCCTGTATCGGGGCACCGAGGACAACTTGGGCCGCCGCGTGGCCCTGACGGCCCGGCCAGAGACGGCTACGTTGCCCGAGGTCATCCAACTGCCACCGGCGCTGTCGAATACCCTGGCGATTCGCTACGTGCCCAATGTCCGGCCGAACCGGACGTTCAGGTCGCACCCCATCGGGGCTTACCTTGGGCGCAGCGACTACGCGGGCAGCGAGGGGCTCATGGACGCTTTGGATGAGGTTTACACAAGCTGGCAGCGGGAGATCCGGCTGGCCAAGGCGCGGGGCATCGTGCCCGAGGAATGGCTGGAGCGAGCCGAGGATGGTGGCGGCATTGGAAGCGTGCTCCGGTTCGACGAGGACAGGGAGTTTTTCATCGGCATGGCCATGGATTCGTCAGGAGGCCAGACGAAGCCCGAAATGTTCCAGCCGGCCATCCGGTATCAGGAGTATGAGCGGACCTGCCTCCACTACCTGGAGCGCATCATCTCGGCCGCAGGGTACAGCCCACAGAGCTTTGGCTTACACATCGAGGGCAGGGCGGAAAGCGGCACGGCGCTCCGGATCCGGGAGCGGAAGAGCCTCATCACAAGCCAGAAAAAGCGCCGCTTCTGGGAACCGGCTGTCGCCGACGTGCTCTGGATGATGCTGGTCATCGACCGGGAGATTTTCGGCAACCGCTCCATCGAGCCGTATAGGCCGAACATCGCGCTAGAGGACAGCATCGCCGACTCGTTCCACGAGGTGGCGCAGTCGGTGGAGCTTCTGGCCCGGGCGAAGGCGGCGAGCACCCGGACGCTGGTCGAGATGCTGCATCCCGACTGGGACAGCGAACAAGTGGACGCCGAGGTCCAGCGCATCCTGCAGGAGCAGGGAATGCTGTTGCCGGACCCGCTACAGGTGGGGATTGACTGATGCCCATCAGTCCCGCCATGGCCGAAGCGGTCGCCGAGGAAATCCGCCGCATATACGCCGAGGCCGAGCGCATCGTGATGGAGAAGGTAGCCCGCCGCGTCGCCCGCGGCATCGATGAAGAAGGCTACTACGAGCGCAAGCTGATGGAGCTCCAGGCCCTGCGCCGCGAGGTCGAGGCCGAAATTCGTCGGCTCCGGCAAGCCGAGCGCGAGGTCGAGCGCATCGTCGCCGACGCCTACGAGAAAGGCTCCCAGGCGGCCATCGTCGACCTGCGCCGTGTTGCCCGGGCCGAGACGCTGCGCACGGCATTCACGGCGGCGAACCAGCGAGCCATCCAGGCGCTAGTGCAGACGGCCATCGGCAACCTGCGGGCCACGCACCTGCGGATACTGCGTCAGGCCGAAGACGTCTACCGGCAGGTGATTGCCGAGACGGCGGCACCGCAGGTGCTGACCGGGGCGCTGACGCGGCGTGAGGCGGCGCAGCTGGCGCTGAACAGGTTTGCGGACTTGGGTATCACGGGGTTCGTGGACCGGGCGGGGCGCACATGGACGATAGAGTCCTACGCGGAAATGGCGACTCGGACGGCGGCCGGGCAGGCGGCCATTCAGGGGCATATCGACCGGCTCATCGAGAATGACTACGATCTGGTCATCGTGAGCGACGCCCCGGAGGAGTGCCCGCTATGCGCCCCATGGGAAGGCCGGGTGCTCAGCCTTACGGGCCGCACGCCGGGCTACCCGACGGTGGACCAAGCGAGGGCGGCGGGGCTTTTCCACCCCAACTGCCGGCACAGTCTCGGGGCGTACATCCCGGGACTGACGGAGCCGATGCGGCAGACTCGGGACGCCGAGGGTTACCAAGAGCGGATGCAACAGCGCTACATGGAGCGCCAGATCCGCAAGTGGAAGCTTCGTGAGGCTGTGGCCCTGGACGACGAGGCCCGCCGCCAGGCTCGGGCGAAGGTCCGGGAATGGCAGGCGCGAATCCGGCAGTTCGTGGCCGAGCATGACAGGAAGCGGCTGTACTACAGGGAGCAGATCGGCAAGGCGAGGTGANTGTCATGCGCCTGGAAAACGCCTGCGTTNACGATTGGGTTGACACCTCCCTGGCGACACAGTTCGCCAGGGTTTTAGTTTGCCTTGCAAAGGGGTGATGCTCTTGCCGATCGAGCGCTGCGAAGAAGACGGCAAACCTGGCTTCCGCTGGGGCCAGAGCGGCAAGTGCTACACATACGAGCCAGGCAACCCTCGTAGTCGCGCCGAGGCCCGCCTTAAAGCGGAGCTACAAGGCCGCGCCATCGAGGCAAGCCAACGGNGTCGTGAGGAAGGGGCCCGGGGAGGGTGACGTGATGGCGAAGTTCGAGGACCATGAAACGGAGATTGTGCACCAGATGAATTTGCGGGAGGCCGTCCGCAACGGGCAGCTCCTCGGTGCCCAGGTGGCAGCGTTCTATCTAGCTCTGAGCGGGAACATCGGCCAAGAAACGGCTACGCTGCTTACTCAGACGTTCATCGCCGAGCTGCTTTGCAGCTGTTCGTGCCAGTGCAGCGACGGTGACGACGAGACCGATTGAGGCTAACGTCGCCGCCCTTCTGGGTGGCGTTTTAGCGCCCACGGTGGGGCGTAAACCGCCGGACAAGGCCGACGGGCCTAAAATGGGAGGTTGTGACCTGTGACCATGGACGAGCTTCTTCGCTTCGACCTCCAGCGCTTCGCGGAGGGCGACTCCAACGCCGGGAGCAACGACGGCGGCAAGGACGCTGACAACAGCGGCAGCGACACGACTGGCGACGGCGGCCAAGGACATGCCGGTGACGTCGCCGCTCCTAAAGGCGACGTCAAGACGTTCACGCAGGAGGAGCTAGATCGACTCATTCAGCAGCGGCTCCAGCGTGAGCGGAAGAAGTGGGAGCAGCAGCTTGAGGAAGAGCGCCGCAAGGCGGCTATGACCGAAGCCGAGCGCCTGAAGGCCGAGAAAGAGGAGGCCGAACGCCGGGCCAAAGAGGCCGAGGCGGTGGCCAACCAGCGGCTCATCCAGGCCGAGGCCAAGGTCGTGGCGCTGGAGCTGGGCATCAA